AACTATCTCTCGTTTGCTTAACCCCATTAATAAAACACCTCTTCTTAATTTAATCTTTCCAATATATTAAATATTATAGGTGTTTTAAATTATTATGGAAGAACGTATTATTTTAAACGCTCACAGAGTTATGTGGAGAATCATGAAAAAAATTAGTATAGAATACAAGCGGCTCAAGTCGCTTTTTTCTTTGGTTGATGAATCAAAGACTGAACTAGTAGATAACTTAATTTATCAAGCTGCATTTATGAAAGTGGAACTTGATAAGTTACAAGAGCAGATTAGGAAGTATGGTGCTATCCAAATATCAAACAAAGGTATGCAACGACAAACTGAAGCAGCTAAATATTATACAAAACTAGTGAACTCCTATGGAACTGTTATCAAAACACTTAACAGTATTCTTGGTACACAAGCAGATGATGGAGATGATGCTTTTGATGAATTTCTTAAGAGAGCAAGTGAATGAATTATTTAATTGAATACTACAATGAAATCAAGAATGGGAAAATTATCGTTGGAGAAGAATTAAAAACACAACTAGATCAACTTATAAAGGATTTAGATAATACTATCTATATTTTTGATGAACAACCAGGAAACTTGAGAATTGATTTTATTGAAACTTTCTGTAAACATACGAAGTCACCATTTAATGGCATGCCTTTTATCCTAGAATTATGGGAGAAAGCATTATTGCAAACAGCTTATGGATTTAAGATGGCAGATTCAGGATTACGTAGATTTAATGAAGTGATCTTGTTGATTGCTCGTAAAAATGGAAAGACGACATTCGTTGCAGGTATAGACTTAGCAGAGTTCTTTTTATCAAGAGGTGGTGTGGATATTGTCTGTGCTTCAAATACAACAGAACAAGCAAACATACTATTTGAAGAGATTAATAATATGCGAGAACAATCTCCAGCCTTATCAAAAGAAACTAGAAGTAAGAAGAACATTTATCACATCTATTCTCCAAAGACTAAAAATAAGATTAAGAAGTTGTCTGCTCAATCAAGAAATAAAGATGGATACAATATAGAAGTTGGTTGTATTGATGAAGTACATGAAATGACTGATTCTAAAGTCTATGATGCAATCAAACAGTCACAATCAACAAAGAAAGAACCACTTATATTTATCATAACCACCGAAGGGACAACTGTTGGTGGGTTTTTAGATAATAAACTAGACTATGCTAGAAAGATGTTAAAAGGTGAAATACAGGATAATAGGGTACTCCCATGGTTGTATACACAAGATTCAACTAAGGAAGTTTATGATGATCCTTTAACATGGCAGAAATCAAATCCAAGTCTAGGAGTAGTGAAACTCAACAATTACTTAGAAGATGTTATGAATAAATCAAAGCATGACCTATCCACCAGAGTAACGATGCTTTGTAAAGACTTCAATATCAAACAAGCCGATTCAGGATCATGGCTATCGTTTGATGATCTGAACAATGAAGACAAATATTCTATTGATGATTTAAGAGATTCATATGCAATTGGTGGAGTAGATTTATCATCAACCACAGACTTAACCGCTGCAGTTTTAGTTATTCAAAAACGAGATAGCAATAAGAAATATGTAATTTCTCATTTCTTTATGCCAAGTGAAGTAGTGGAAAAGCGAATCAAAGAAGATAATGTTCCATATGATATTTGGATAAAGAAAGGTTTTGTATCTCTAACTGAAGGCAATCAAAATGATTTTAGTTTAGTCACTCAGTGGTTTATGAAGATGATACAAACATATGGAATTAGACCACTTTGGGTTGGATATGACCCTTGGAATTCCCAATACTGGATAAAAGAAATGGAAGACTTAGGTTTCAATATGGAGAAGGTAAGACAAGGTATCTACTCATTATCTGAACCAATGAAAATACTTGAAGCTGATTTAAAGAATAACTTAGTGAACTATAACAACAATCCAATTCTTAAATGGTGTCTTGCTAATACGCAAGCAAAGGTTGATCTCAATGGAAATATACAACCTTCAAAACTTAACTCAAAGTACAAACGTATTGATGGGACAGTTGCATTAATCATTGCTTATGTAGTTTTAAATAGGTATAAAATTGATTACGAAAATATGCTATAATAAGGTATATTAATCATTGGGAGGGATAGTATGGAAGTCATAACTATTTCAATAGAAAGTAAAGCTAGAGATATTGCACAAGCTCGAGCAAAAGTTATCAGAAAAAATAGCCGTTTTAGATACCTATTTGTACCTTATGTTTTAGATAATCATAAAGATCCAGAGAAATCAGTGAAAGCAAAGATTATTGTACAAAAAAAGAATCAAAATGATAAGTGGGAAGATTACAATAGTTTAAAACTTACTGATATGAATCCAGAACAGTGGTTTAATGTGGACTTATCCAGTTCAGAGTTAGATACAATTATTAACTATTGTTTAGAACTAAGAAAGCATTATGCAGAAGAAGGAAAAGGTGAATTATTTAATTCACAAAGAGTGATGATACTAACAGATGGTGAAAAATCCGAAGATGTTGATGAATTCATTAAAATTTTGAAAGAAAAACAGGAAGTAAAAGAAATTGTAGCCCAAATCATGAAAGATGAATTGGATATTTATAGTGTTGTACAATTTTTATCCCTTGATGAAAACAACAAGGACTTCATTAAAGAAATATCTATTAATGATGCAAATAAAATGTTTGACAACCTGAAAACAAAAATTCTGAATGTGAAGTATATGACTGACAATATTACTAATTGTGATGAAACATTTTGGCAAAAATATTTCACTTCAAATCCTAACATCTTATCTACCATTTTCCCTTCAGTGTATCAAATAATTTGTGAGCAACCATTTTTAGGTGGAAAAGCTATTGATAATAAAGGTGGTAAAGTATCGGATTATATTTATGAGTTTGGTACAAGAAACTCTTGCATTATAGAGATAAAAACACCTTGCACACCACTGTTATCCAATTCGTCATATAGAGACTCATTTCCACCATCAAATGATCTTTCAGGTTCGGTTTTACAAATTAGAAAACAAAAAGATAAATTATTAAAGTCTTACAATGGATTAAAAGTTGAATCATTAGAAAAGGGTATAAAATTTGATGCATATGATCCTAAATGTTACTTAATAATAGGAAATATAAGCGAACTTGGTAATGAAAAGCAAAGCGACTTTGAATTGTATAGAAGTGGCATTAAGGATGTTGAAATCATTACTTTTGATGAATTAATAAGAAAAATGAAAATTTTAAGTCAAATTGAATGAACAATATATAAGGAGAGGCACTCTCCTTTTTTTGTGAAAGAGGTGTATGTATGCCTATATTTAAAAGGAGAAACAAAACTGGAGCATTTGATGCACTCCAGTTGATTAGTAATTTAAATACATTTTATACTCCATTTGGGACTAATATTTCCAAGAGTGATGTCGTTAAGATTTGTATTGATCGAGTCGCCAGTCAATGTGCGAAACTCAAACCAAGATTTATAAAAACCGAAAACGATAAGACAGTAACCGAGAAAAAAGGCAGGCTGTCTTTTCTTTTGAAGTATAAGCCAAATGAGATCATGACACCTTATGACTTTATTTACAAAACGATCACTTTGCTGTTGTTGAATGATAATGCATTTGTCTATCCGAAGTTTGATAAGGATACAGGTGAACTTAAAGGTATCTATCCACTAAGACCAATCACTGTTGAAATCATCGTGGATAGTTCTGAAACCTACTTCATCAAGTTTCTGTTCGATAATGGTGAATCTTACATTTTGCCATATGACAATGTGATTCATTTAAGGAGACACTTCGGACAAAACGATATCTTTGGTGGAACTGGTTCAACCGGGGATCATGAAGCAATCCTTAAAACTATATCCATCAATGATAGTCTACTTCAAGGAATAGATAACGCAGTGAAATCATCAATGCAGATTAAAGGTATCTTGAAGATGAATGGTATGTTATCAGAAACGGACAAGAAGAAGCAACGTGAATTATTCGATGCTGCACTATCCGAATCCGTAAGTTTGAAAGGTAGTTCAATTATACCGATTGATTTGAAGTCTGAATATATACCTTTAGAAGTTGATCCGAAGCTTATTGATAAAGATACATTGGAGTTCTTACAAGCTAAGATACTAGACTATTTTGGAGTGTCGGTTCCAATCTTTACGAACAAGTATACAGAAGACGAATACAACTCATTCTATGAGTCAACGATTGAGCCTTTAGCTATTCAACTTAGCGAGGCTTTTTCTTTAGGATTTCTTACAGATAATCAACTTGAACGTGGAGAGGAAATTATCTTCTATAGTGAAAGATTACAATATGCTTCATGGAATACAAAAGTCGCTGCCATCGAAAAACTGATGAGTCTTGGGATTATGTCACTTAATGAATCAAGAGCACTTCTCGGTTTAGAACCTATCGAAGGTGGAAATAAACGACTACAATCATTAAACTATGTCGATGCAGATAAAGCAAATCAATATCAAGTAGGAACGGAGGAACCTAAAGATGAAAATAACAGTTAATGGAAAGATATCAGAAGATGCATTAAAGGTTATCTTAGATACACAAAAGAAAAAGACCATCATCATTGATGATTATTGCAAGAAAGAAAAACTCGAGTCACTTTTCTATAAAGACTCAGAGCTTGAATATGAGTACCAAAAACAAGAAAAACAAGCAACACCAAAACCTAAGAAAGTAGAGACTCGCAAAGATGATAAAGGAAACTAGATTAGCTGATGTCACGCTTCATGAAGAAGATGACAAGATGATATTAGAAGGCTATGCATTAGTCTTTAATAATGAAACACTGATAGGCGATGAAGAATATGGCTTCATTGAAGAGATCGATTCAAGAGCACTATTAGAAACAAAAATGAAGGATGTTCCTATGAAGTACAATCATATGGACTCCTTTTTAATTATCGCTAGAACCAAGAACCAATCGTTATCACTTACTGTAGATAGTATTGGTTTGAAAGTACGTGCTGAGTTATTAGATACCAATACAAACCAGGACATCTATAAAATGGTAAGAAGTGGTTTGCTAGATAAGATGAGTTTTGCTTTTACGGTAGATGAACAAGTGTGGAATCGTGAAGGTAGAATTCCAAAGAGAACTATTACGAAAATTGAAAGGTTGTATGATGTGTCGGTTGTGGATACTCCTGCATATGATGCAACTTCTATATATGCTCGTTCTTTAGAATCTATGGAGTTAGAATTAAAGGCTATGGAGTTAGTAGAGCAGGAACAAAAATCAAGCATTATCAAAAAACGTATTAAAATCAAATCACAAATCTAAAAGGAGAAAAAAATCATGAATTTAGAACTTAGACGAAAAGAAATCGAATCAAGACTGACTGAAATCAGAGGTCTTGTCGATAATGAAACAGATATTACCAAACTTGAAGCATTCGAAACTGAAACGACTGAGCTTCAAGAAGAAAGAAGTGTTATTGATAAGAAAATGGCAATCGCTAGTAAAACAGAAATCAAGCCAATTGTTATTGATAACAGAACAAAAATTGATAAAGAAAAACTAGAACAACGTGCAGCAAGTTTGCGTGAAAGTCGTGTGATTCAAGTGTCAAGTGAAGAAATCTTACTACCTGATCACACTGCTTCAGGATTAGCACCAGTACCATTTGCTCAAGTATCAACTCTTGTTGATCGTGTTAATGTTATCAACCTAAATGGTGGAGAAACTTACAAGAAATCCTTTGTCAAGAATAATGGTATTGCAGGCACTACACTCGAAGGACAACCTTATAGCGAAACAGAACCTGCTTTTGGTTACTTGACAATTTCCAAAGTGAAGATTACTGCTTATACAGAAATCACAGAAGAACTTGAAAAATTGCCTGCTATTCCTTATCAAGCAGAAGTATTACGCAATATCAATATCTCATTGAAAAAGAAAATCAGTGAGCAAATCTTACGAGGTGCCGGAACAACGAATACCTTCACAGGAATCTTTAGTGATGCAGCAGTTGCACTTGCAGATAAAGCACCACTAGAGATTGAAGCAATTACTGATTCAACATTAGATGACATTGTCTTTGCTTATGGTGGAGATGAAGAAGTCGAGGGTGGAGCAGTTCTTATTTTGAATAAGAATGACTTACGCGCATTTGCAGGACTTAAGACTCAAGAAGGTCGTAAAGTTCATACAATCGACTATGTCAATAAAACAATCGATGGTATTCCTTATATCATCAACTCTCATTGTAAAGCTATTTCAGATAGTAATACAGCAGCTGGGGAGTACGGTATCGCATATGGAGCTCTTAAAAACTATGAAGTACCTGTATTCTCACCAGTTGAAATTGGAAAATCTACTGATTACAAATTCAAAGATGGAATCATCAGCTACAAAGCATCAGTATTCACTGGTGGTAACGTAGTGGGTTATAACGGATTCCTACGTATTAAAAAGAAAGCTGCAGCTTAATAGCTGAAGCAAATTAAAAGTTTAAGAAAGGATTGATCTCATG